CAGGCCCCACCCCCACACCCCCACCGTTCAAACAAACCCTTGCCGACCTCGAAGCCCTCATCGCAAAGGAAACAACCCCGTGACCAACTGCGTACTAGGACACCGCGAACCCAAAACCCCCACCCCAGGCACCCTCATATGCCAAGGCCACCACCGCTGGCTCACCCACACCCTCGAAGACATCCAACAAACCACCGCCCTCCTCCCCTACTTCATCGAACCAGGCTCCACCCCCGACGACGACCAAACCAAACGCCGCCGAGGAATAGACCCCGCCGCCCCCATACGCCTTGAAATCGTCGCCCTACTCGACAAACGCACCCACACCCGAACCCCCGACGACCTCACCCCCGTCCTCGCCGTCCTCACCGCCTGGGCCCAACTAATCCGCGAAACCCGCAACCTAAACAAACCCCCACGCCCCGACACCATCACCTCAACCACAAACCTCATCCACACAAACCTTGACTGGCTAGCCGCACAAGAGTTCATCACCGACCTAGCCCACGAACTACGCCAAATCAAAACCGCCCTACATTCAGCGATAGGCGACCACGCACCACGCCCCGTAGGAACCTGCCCCGTAATCCACCCCGACACAGGCCCCTGCCAAGGCAAGCTCTACCAAGACCGCTACGGGCGCATGTCCGTGTCCTGCCGCCAATGCGGCGAAGTCTGGGGCGAAACAGAACTACGCCGACTAGGACTCATGACCACCCCTTGACACACACACGGACACACCGGACAATGACCAGTGGCGACGTATGCCCCAGCCCGGTAAACCCACCACGGTTCACCGGGCCCTCGCATGTAAGGAGCGCAGTGGCCGCCACACAAACGCGGCCCCGCACCAACGAAGAGCCGCCCATACGCATAGACGAAATAGACGAAGCACTGCGCTGGTCAAGCCTCACCCTGGAGCGCGGACACACCTACACAAAATGGGTCAACCACCTCCTAGACCAACGCCTACGTTTGATGCGCACCCATGCCAGCCGCTAACACAGGCCGACGCGGCAGACCATGGCGCCGCATCAGGCAACAGGTACTAGACGCCTGCAACGTGTGCTGGCTCTGCGGACAACCAGGCGCCGACACCGTTGACCACATCATCCCCTTGTCAGTCCTCAAAGCCACAGGCCGCATGGAACTAGCCGAAGACCCTGGCAACCTACGCAGCGCCCACGCACGCTGCAACAGCCGCCGCCAAGCCAACCCCCCCACATTCAGCAGCCCCACCCCCCCGTCACGCCGATGGTGAACACAAAGCCCGTTCCGTTTTTTCTAGACACGCGCTGATTCACTCCGCGCCCGTCTTCCTTTTTCTCTCCCCACAAATTTTGGAAGGGGGCCCCATGCCGCGTAGGAAGCAGCCTGAGGGCCTGTCGGGTTTGGCTGCGACTGGTGACCGCCGCGCATCGCTCGAGGCGTTACGTGACCTGCTGGCGCGTCAGTTGGAAATCGCGGAAAGGGACGTGCCGGCTTTGGCGCGTCAGTTGCGTGAGGTCATGGCCGAACTTGACGCCCTCCCAAACCCGAACGAAAAGAGCCCCGTTGACGAGCTCACGAGAAAGCGCGACGCGCGGCGCTCAAAGGCCGCGGGTTAGTTCGATTCCTGAGGCGGTTTCTTCGGCTGGTGCCGAGGCTGTTGAGTTGGCGGCCACGGCTGGTTTGCATCTTGACCCGTGGCAGCAGTTCGTTTTGCATGGGGCTTTGGGTGAGCGGGCTATGGGTAAGGGGAAGCCGCCGAAGTGGTCGGCATTTGAGGTGGGTTTGGTGACGCCTCGCCAGAATGGCAAGAATGGGATTCTTGAGGCGCGGGAGTTGGCGGGCCTGTTTCTGTTTGGGGAACGCCTGATCCTGCACAGCGCGCATGAGTTCAAGACAGCGCAGGAGGCTTTCCGCAGGGTCATGTTCCTTGTGGAAAACAATGACGATTTGCGGAAGCGTGTGGCGCGGGTGCGCACGTCGCATGGTGAAGAGGGCATTGAGTTACGCGACGGCGCCCGTTTGCGTTTCATCGCTAGGTCTACGGGTTCGGGCCGAGGGTTCAGCGCGGACTGTGTGATCCTTGACGAGTCGTACGCCCTGTCGTCTGAGGCTATGGGCGCCCTGTTGCCGACGTTGTCGGCGCTTCCTAACCCTCAGGTGTGGTACACCTCGAGCGCCGGCAAGCGTGACAGCACGCAGCTGATGATGATTCGGGACCGTGGCCGCGCGGGCGGTGACCCCGGTTTGGCTTACTTTGAGTGGTCGGCGCCGTTGAACGCTCAGGCCGACGACCCTGAGGCGTGGGCGGCTGCTAATCCCGCGTTGGGTATCCGCATTGAAGCGGAGTTCATTGGGCGTGAGTTCGCGGCCCTGCCCATCAGTGAGTTTCGCCGTGAACGCCTGGGCATTTGGGATGACGAATCTGCGGGTGCGGATTGGGTGATCCCCCTTGAGGCGTGGCAGGCGTGCGCTGACCCTGGTTCGGAGATTGAAGACCCGGTGGTGTTCGCGCCTGACGTGTCCATTGACCGGTCCTGGGCGTCTATCTCGGCGGCGGGTATGCGGGAAGACGGCATGGCCGGTGTGGAAGTCATTGACTACAGGCGGGGCACGTCGTGGGTGGTTCCACGTTTGGCTGAACTGGTGGAACGCCACGGGGCTTTGGCTATCGGGGTGGACCCTGGTGGGCCGTGCGGGTCCCTGATTCCTGAGCTCGAGCAGTTGGGGGTGCCGCTGGTGACGATGTCGGCGCGGGACATTGCCCAGGGCTGTGGCGCGTTCTATGACGCGGTTGTGGAACAGCGGGTGCGGCATCGTGACCAGGCCGAGTTGAACGCCGCTGTGGGTGCCGCACGTAAACGCCCGTTGGGTGATGCGTGGGCGTGGGCCCGTAAGGGTGCCGCGTCCGAGATCACAACTTTGATTAGCGCCACGGTGGCGTTGAAGACGTACACGGAGGCCACGGCTTCCCGACCTGTGGATGTGGCCTCAAGTGTTTGGTGAAGGGAACCCCATGCCTCGGACTCCGTTCCTGTTGGACGCGGCGGGCATTGTGCTGATTGCTACGGGCGCGTTCCTGTGGTCAACGGTGGCGGGGTTTGTTGTCGCGGGCCTGGGGCTCATCGGCATTTCTTGGCTTTCTGAGCGTGAGGACAACAGCGAATGAGCCTGATTCGACGCATTGCCACGGCGCGTGAGGTTCGTTCCGATGTGGCGTGGGGTGGGGTGCCGCCGTTCCCTGTGAACTCGCAGCAGCCTGGTTCGTCCACGTATGCGGGTGTGCCGTTGACTACGGATTCCGCGTTGCGTCACGCAGCTGTGTGGGCGTGTATTCGGCTTATTTCGGGCACGTTGGGGCAGATGCCGCTTGAGGCTGTGCGCTATGACGGCAACATTGCTAGGCCGGTGGGTGAGGCGCCTGACCTGTTGACTTCGCCGTCCGCGCTGGTGCCCCGTTCCGCGTGGGTGGAAGCGGTCCTCACGTCCCTGTTGTTGCGGGGCAACGCGTACGGGCAGGTCACGGAGTACGGCGCCGATGGGGTGCCTAAGCGCATCGAGCTGATAAACCCTGAGATTGTTCGCCCCGAGTTGGACAAGTCCACGGGCAGGGTCGTCTACTACATCACCGTTGGTGGGGAACGCGCCGTGCATGAGCGGTGGCCGTTGGGCGACATTTGGCACGTTCCCGGTTTGCTGCTGCCTGGTGGGTTCGTGGGCTTGTCCCCCATTGAGTATGCGAAGCAGTCCATTGGGCAGGGCCTCGGGGCTGAAAAGTTTGGGGCTCAGTGGTTCGGTGAGGGTGGGGTGCCGGCGGCGATTCTGACCACGGACCAGCCCGTCACCGAAGAGCAAGCCTCCACCGTCAAGGCACGTTTCATGCAGGCCGTGAAGGGTCGTCGTGAACCGGCGGTGCTGGGGGCGGGTGTCAAGTATGAGCAAATCCAAGTGGCGCCAAATGAGTCTCAGTTCATTGACGCCCAACGATGGAGCGCGGAACAGGTGTGCCGTGTGTACGGGATTGACCCCACCATGTTGGGTGTGTCTTCCGGTTCAGGGTCCACCGTCACCTATGAAAACCGTGAATCTCGAGTGAGTGACTTCCTCGCGTTTGGTATTGGGCCGTGGCAGCATCGCGTGGAAGAGGCCATGACTTCGCTTCTGCCCCGTCCTGAGTTCGTGAAGTTCAAGACCGGGGCCATTCTCAGGTCCGACATTCAGACGCGTTACCAAACGTATGCCGTGGCTGCGCAGATTCAGCAGGCCACGGGCCGTCCGCTACTCACCACAGATGAAATGCGGGCGCTAGAGAACTTGCCGCCTCTTCCCGATGTGGCAACGCCTGGGGGTCCGAACGGAAGCGAAAACGAATGACGGAACGCACACTACAGCGGCGGGCAGTTGAAGCCGGCTGGGAGATTCGCCAGGAGCATGACGGCACCGTGGGTTTGTGCGGATACGCGGCCCTATTTGATACGCCGTCACACGGTGAGGTGATCCGGTCAAGCGCGTTCACCAAGACCCTTGCCGAGCGTGCAGACGTGCGCCTGCTCGTCAACCATGACGGTGTGCCGATTGCCCGCACAAAGTCTGGCACTCTCATGTTGACCGTGGATGAGCGCGGCCTGTACATGGAGGCCCCGAACCTTGACATGAGCAACCCGACAGTGCAGGAACTTGTCAGCGCCATGGCACGTGCCGACATAGACCAGTGCAGTTTTGCTTTCGTTCCGGTGCGCGAGAACTACGACCCTGAAACAAAGCTGCGGGAAATCCTCGAGTGCAAACTAATGGACTGTTCCGTGGTCACCTACCCATGGTACGAATCCAC